AAAATGGTTTTCCACACTGCAACCATACCATTAAGCGTGGTTTCATCCTTAAACTTGTCATTAGATGGATAACTCATTACAATAATGGTTACAACTCTAAGTGTTTCCGTTTCTGTCATTTTCATCTCCCTCCCTTTCTTTCGCTTCATCATACATTTGTGCGAGAATTCCGAGAGCTCCGGTCAATTTTGTTTCTCCTGCAGAACGGTCATCATATTTATGCTCCAGTATCTTTGAAAAGTTTGTCGGCTTCATCATCCAGTCGAAGTCAGCAGACCAATTACGGTCATTTTCTCCTTTGAGAAATGGAGAAGACTCTGCGATTGTGAATAGTTCCTGAAAGATTTCCAAATTCTTGTGAGTTCTCCATCTTGCAGCTATTGCTTTCTTTCTGTTGCCGGTAATATCTTTTATTCTGGGGAACGATATACAGATAGAGTGATAAAGCTCTTTGATTTTTGCATAAGGGCAGTTGACCGACACAACCTCCGCTTGCGGAGTAGAGTATTCCATATCTCCTTGCGAATCTAAATCGGCACTTATCTCTCCGTCACAATGTGCACACATTGTGCATCTATTATCTAACCTATCCTCTCCTATACTATCCTCACCTAACTCTAACCTATCCTTACCTATCCTATCCTGTGTCAACGGTTCGTCAACGGCTCGTTGACGATTTGTTGACGGATATTTGTTTTCGAGAATATAACTGTTATTCTCATCAGTGCATAACATGGATTTTTCCTCTTTGTAAGGGGTTTCTTTATAGGTATCTTTTCGTATGTAGTTATGTATTTTCCAATGCCTGATTACTACAACACCACTCTCGAAAGGAATTACAAATTGTCTTGCAATTAATATGTTCATATCGTCAGTGCTTGCTCCGACAAATTTCATTATCTTTTTAGGGGAGTTTACAAACCCGTCATCATCTGCACGCATTGCCAAATCATAATATAGGAGCCTTGCACTAATCGGCATATCTATAAATACATCTGAATCTATTATTGTTTTTGCAAACATTCTTCTTTCTGCCATCTCAGTACCTCCTTTACTCCGTGTCGGAAATGCCTTTTCCCAAGACGAAGGATAACTTTTTACTGCTGACTTTGCCCTTGTTTTGTATAGCTTCTTGAATTAGCAAGGCAATATCTTGTATGAATTTTTCATCCTCACCATAGTATTTATCTATAAGCGTTTCGAGACTGTGCAACTTTTCATATATGTCTTGCATAAAATCGATTACTATATCAATTTTCCAACATTGTTCTATGTATTCGTTTTTTATATGCTCTAATGTTTTAGTGTCTGGTCTCTCAAGAGTTCGTTCGAACACTCTCTCATAACTAATATTGTCCAGCATTTTATTTGCAAGCTTAACCTTCGTTGATATAGTTACTATTTCATCAGCAAGCATTGCTGCTGCATATAATTTGTTACTCTTCATAAATTTACCTCCAAATTTTAATATTTACATTGATTGTATTGACAATATTGCTATATAGGTGTAAAATTATATCAGTATTTCGTTATTAACGAATGTACGATTTTGGGTATTCACTAGGCTTTGGTCGGCATAGGTGAATGCCCTTTTTCTATTCGCCAAAAATCGTAATGACTGATAATAACACCTCATAATTACATACCTCCGACTCTTCGTTGCCGGTATGTTGCTCCGGCAAACTTTACTGTGTTTTTAACCGGATGCGTACAGCGTGCGATATACTCTGCAATAGCTTCCTCAGTGAAGAAACATTTTCCGCCGGGTACTCTCTGGATAAATGCAATGCGTCCATACTTTCGGGCCTCGTCAAGCGTTACCAAAGATATTCCAAGTCGCGCAGCTGCCTCTTTTCGTGTTAATAAATTTGCCATATTCAAGCACCTCCTGTTCGTAGTTTCACTTTTTTTATTTGTTTTGTAGGCGGTAACAGTGTAAAAACCGCATTTCTGTGAATGTTTTTTGTCTGTTTTTCTTTTTGACAATCGCACCGTTCTCCAGGGTCAAGGTTACTGTGACAATACGGACAAGTCCAATACATACTCATAAACCTAACACTCCTTTCCTTATACCGTAGCAGAATTTTCTTCTGATTCTAACCATTTTTCATATTCCTCTTTTGTTCCCGGTTGTTCAAAGCAGCGTTTAACACTTGATGCAAGAATGCTGCATCCCAAGTCATAATCTGTATCAGGAATCTTATTTGGGTTGATTTTTACAGAGATTTCTTTTTGTTTTGCTTTCATCTTTTATGTATCCTCACTTTCTTCGCAATAATATGTTTCCGTTTACGCTACACATTAGGTAAAAAAATATATATCTTTATCGCTTATTTCAAGAATACGGCAGAGTTTTGCAATTTCTTCAACAGTAAACATACGCTTGTTGTTAATTTTATAATTCATAGAAGTATGCGAAATTGATAGTTGAGAAGCTATTTCAGATTGAGTATAGCCTTTTTCTCTAATTTTACCTTTTAATAAATTTGTGTTTGTCATTAACTTCACCCCCTTCGATAATATGTTTCTAAATCAGCTACAAACATATATTACCATCTTGGAGCGTATTTGTCAACACTTTTTTAATAAAAACCCATTTTTGTTTTATTTTTTTCTAAAATTGTTGATTTTTTGGCTATCGTGTAGTATAATAAGCTACGAGGTGAATTATTATGAGTATGTGTGACAGAATTAAAAAAAGAAGATTAGAATTGAATATGTCGCAAGAAGAATTGGCATTAAAAGTAGGATATGAATCTCGCTCGGCGATTAATAAAATCGAGCTTGGAAAAATAGGTATCCAACAAGATAAGGTGGAACAATTTGCCGAAGCACTAGAAACAACAGCTGCATATTTGCAGGGACACATAGATAATCCTGATATTCCACTAGTAGATTTGGACAAAATTTTTCGCAGAGCAGAGGAACTAAGAAAAAAACATAACGAGGATAAAGAAGGATGGATTGTGGAAAAATTAGAATTTTATCCTTTGGAGATTGGTATGGAGATTGGTTTTGCGGATGATGCTTTAATTCGCACGGTTCATAAAATTTGCGGTTTGAAATATGACACAGATGTAACAATGGAAGATGTTAAAAACATTGAATTGGTGAAAAATTTTATAGAGGATAACGAAAAAACCATCAAGCTGATGATGGGGAATTCAAATAAAGAAACCAACGACACGGAGGAATAGAATATGGCTTTAGTAAATTGTCCTGAATGCAATAAAGAGATATCGGATTCTGCAAAACAGTGTCCGTCTTGTGGATATGAAATCCAAAAAGAAATTACTCGTTCTGAACTGGGAGAAATTGAAAAGAATCCGGCGCTGGGTATGCTCTGTATATTTGCCGGTATAATTGCGATAATCTTTGGCCTTTTAACGATAGGCATAATAATTGGAATTTTTGCAATAATTGGCGGTTTTGCATTTATAGGAATGGGCGCATTAAAAATAAGTGGAACGCAAAAGGGATTATGTCCGTATTGCAACAACGAATTAACAGTAAAACACAATGCTGTGGTTAATAAATGTCCGCATTGTAAAAAAACAAGTAGAAAATTAAATAATTATCTTGAAAAGATAGATTAAATTAAGACAAGTCGAAAAAATTGTATTTATGATTGTTTATATGCAAAGAGGGTCACAATATGAATAATGAATTTCAATTTTTAATATATCGTTCTGCAGAGGAAGATGTTTCCGTAAATGCAGTAATTAAAGATGAAACAATATGGTTGACACAAAAAGCTATGGCAGAGCTTTTTGACGTGAATGTACCTGCAATATCAAAGCATCTGCAAAATATCTTTGATGAGGGTGAGCTTGAGAAAAATTCAACTGTTTCCAAAATGGAAATAGTTCAACAAGAAGGAGCTCGAAGCGTTAAACGCTCAATGGAATTTTATAATCTTGATGCCATTATCTCTGTCGGTTATCGTGTTAATTCTCACAGAGCCACCAAATTTCGCATTTGGGCAACAAGCGTATTAAAAGAGTATATGCAAAAAGGCTTTGCTCTTGATGATGAACGCCTGAAACAAGGAAAAGAATTATTTGGAAAAGATTATTTTAGGGAATTGTTGGAGAGAGTACGCTCCATCAGAGCAAGCGAGCGGAGGATCTGGCAACAGATTACCGACATATTTGCTGAATGTAGTATTGATTATGATAAAACATCTCAGGTTACTCATGACTTTTATGCAATGGTACAAAATAAATTTCATTTTGCTATTACCGGGCAAACGGCAGCAGAGATAATTTATACAAAGGCAGATAGCACTAAGGACCATATGGGACTAACTACTTGGAAAAACTCTCCGGATGGCAGAATTTTAAAATCGGATGTTACTATTGCAAAAAACTATTTATCAGAACAAGAGATTTCTCGCCTTGAGCGTGCGGTTTCCGGATATTTTGACTATATAGAAGATTTGATTGAAAGAGAAAACACCTTTACAATGACAGAGTTCGCTAACAGCGTAAATGAATTTTTATCTTTCCGTAGATATCACATAT